TGTTCTGGAAAGCTTCTTCCCCATTTCAAAGAAATTAAGACTTGCGAATCTTGCGGTGGCAAGATCGGAACTGTCACTGCAATGTCTGAAATTGACTCAATAGTGACTCCGTTCTGGTCAATAGCAAAAGACGAAACAGCAATTCAGTATTTCGATTTCATGATCAGAGAAGAGGGAAAACCAGTCAGAAGATTTCACGGTTGGTATTCTCTTGTTGATCATGGCTTAGTTCAAATTGGATAAGGAGAGAGAAAATGAATAATGACATGCAGAATATTTTCGGTGAAGTTATTTACAGCTACACCCGTAAACAAGCAATTGAAGATGGTGTGCTTGTGGATGTCACAAAGCAGGCTTCTGAAGCTGGTTTCAAGTATCATACTGTTGTTACATCTTCTGTGTTTGAAGTTCTCAACAAAGGAGACTTGGAAGGAAGATTGTGGGATGTTTTGAATTGTGCGATGTTCGCTGTTCGAAGTTCTATTGGTATGGCTAAAACTGATACGCGAATTGAGTTTGGAGTTAAGATTGGACGCAAGAATGAACGACTTCTTATTGATTGTGGACCAGGAGATCAAGGAGAACCCGTTTTGACGATTGGCTATTCAGAGGATTTTTGAGGAGAATTCATGAGAATAGAATACACAGATGGTGGTAGAATCGAAGCTGGCTTTAGGGGTAAAACAGGAGATTGTGTAACAAGAGCACTCGCCATAGTGCTGAACAAGTCATACAAAGAAATCTACGATCTCATAAATGACTATGGAGCACAGGAACGAATCACGCGACGAAGAACAAAAAGAAGTGGAGCCAGAACGGGAGTCTACAAAAACACAATACACAAAATCTGCGAGTCTTTTGGATTAGAATGGACTCCGTGTATGAAAATTGGTTCGGGCTGTAAGGTTCATCTGAGAGAGAATGAATTGCCCAAAGGTAGACTCATTGTAAGTCTATCGAAACATTGTGCAGCTGTCATTGATGGTGTACTATATGATACACATGACTGTTCGAGAAATGGAACAAGATGTGTCTATGGATACTGGAGAGTAACAAATGAAGCTGAAAAAAATCAAAACGATCAGATCTAGAAATCAGTTAGCAAGCTTTCTTACTGAGTGTATAATCACAGAAAAGACAATTGACCGTTGCATTTATGAGCCGTACTGTCATTCACCGGAACACATAGTCTATTTTCACAGAGACAAAACTATAATTATCGTCGAAACTAAACACAGATATTTCGAAATATTCAAAGTTGAATAAAATATAAATAGCTAAATAGCTGATTATACAGCTGAAAAAATATAATAAATCGAAAGAAAAATCATTGACTCAATCAATAAAATGATCGATATTATAAGTGTAGTTGATGATTACATTTTTGGGAGAAAAGAAAATGTCAAAAGCTGAAAAATTCGCCAAGCAGATTCAAGAAATAATTAATAATTCAGAAGAAACTGAAGAAATTCTTGATTTGATTCAGCATGAGTCAGTCAGTTTTGAGGAGTATAATGATTTCACCGAGTATGAGTTCAGAGATCATTCAATTCTGACGGTTGGTGAAGATGAGATTGATTTTGTAAATTAAAAAATCAGGGATTAAATTCTCGATTGAGGGGGAGCCACATGTGCTCCCCTTTTTATTAACTGTATAAATAGATTGAGAAAACGTTTACAAAAATACCATGCCAGCATCTATCAGAGAATACACAGATTTAAATTTATCTTTTTCAAAACATCCCGTCACGGGAGATGTTGCTAGACTGCAAGGAGCAGATGCAGTTAAAAGATCAGTAAAAAATCTTGTTATGACTAATTTCTATGAAAGACCTTTTCAACCAAGTCTTGGTTGCGGTGTCTATCAGACATTATTTGAACCGATGACCACAATTACTGCTCAGAAATTGCAAACAATTATTACAGAAGCAATTGAAGCATATGAGCCAAGAGTAAAGCTTAATGGCGTAATTGTAAAATTAGATCCAGATAATAATGGATATCTAGTCGAAATATTATTTCAAATAATCAATCTCTCAGAATCAGTAAAACTTTCTCTTTTCCTAGAACGTATCAGGTAAACACTAAATGGCAAAACTTAACATCACAGAACTTGATTTCAATCAAATAAAAAGAAATTTAAAGTCTTTTCTGAATGGTCAGGATCAATTTAAAGACTACAATTTTGATGCTTCTGGACTTTCCGTTCTAATCGATTTGCTTGCATACAATACATTATACAATGCTTACTATTCAAATATGGTAGCAAATGAAATGTTTCTTGATACTGCTACACTTAGAAATTCAGTAGTTTCTAGAGCAAAAGCAATTGGATATACTCCGCACTCAATTAGATCTGCAATTGCATATGTTAATTTAACACTGGATTTATCTGGAGAAAGTCTGCCGTATACATTACCGAAGTATACTACATTCACAACAACAATAGATGATGTTGATTATACATTCAGTACAGATGACACAATCGTTCTTCAGGATTATACTCAAACAGATCTCACGAATTACACAGCACAAAACATAAAAATTGTTGAGGGTGATGTGTTATCTTACAGCTGGACATATGACGCAAATTCTCCTGAAAGATTTATTATACCAAATGCTAATGTTGATATAAGTACTTTATACGTAGAAGTTCAAAATTCCAGTGGCGATTTATCAACAAACGTCTACTATCGAGTCAATGACCTAAACGTTCTTAGTCCAACTTCACTTGTATATTTTTTACAAGAAGCTGAAGATCAAAAATACGAAATATACTTCGGCGATGGAGTACTTGGAAAAGCACTCGAAGATGGAAATATTATCAACATCACTTATTTGATTTCACATGGAGAAGATGCAAATGGCGCTTCTATTTTTTCAAGTGAATCTGACACAAATGTTATCAGAGTAGAAACTGTTTACTCAGCAGCTAACGGCGTAGCAATTGAATCAATTGATTCAATCAAATACTATGCACCAAAAACTTATGAAGCACAAAATAGAGCAGTAACAAAGCAAGATTATCAGACATTGATTCTAACAGAGTCTCCAAATCTCAATTCAGTTAGAGTCTGGGGCGGAGAAGAAGAAAATCCACCACAATATGGATATGTTATTGTTTGTCCAAAACCAATCTATGGTGAGATTCTGACGCCAACAGCTAAGACAGAATTAACAGAAAATATACTCGCAAAAAGAAACATTGTCGGTGTACAGATAAGAGTTGTTGATCCTGAATATCTAAAAATTATCGTCACATCAGAAGTAAATTATGATTCGACAAAAACTAATTACTCAGAAGGTCAACTTAAGACTTTAATCATTGATGCAATAGAATCTTTTTCTGCAAATTCATTATCAGATTTTGATGCGCCATTTAGATATAGTCAACTTTGCAGCACAATTGATGATGTTGATGATGCGATTCTAAGCAACAATACAACAATCAAAACAAAGATTTCTATTTCTCCAACTCTAAGCAGTCATCTTGATTATACAATCAGATTCAACAATGCTATAGATCGCGGAGACATTCTGAATGATAATCCCACATTAACAAGTTCTATCTATACACAAGATGGTGTTACATTAAAACTTGAAGATGATGGTCTGGGAAACATCAAGTCCTATCAATATATAAATGTAAATACAAAAAGAGTTTATGAACATTCAGTGGGAACTATCAATTATGATACAGGAGAGATAGTTCTAAATAATTTTGGACCAGATTCGTATGATGGTTCAACATTTGATCTTACTGTTACTCCCGCGAGTAATAATATTACATCAGTGAGAAATCAAATTATAATTATTGAAAATACAGACATTACAGTTTCAATGACGGACGAAAACGTTGGACAATAAAGTATCAGCATTAATTCAACAACAGATGCCGGACTTTATTAAGTCCGATTATCAAACTTTTACTGCTTTCATGGAAGCATACTATGAATTCATGGAACAGAATTATGATTATGCCGCATATGAAGCTTCAACAGATGAAGATAAAAAAATTACAGATTTCCCATCAGCCGAAAAACTTTCTGCCCTCAGTCTAAATCGAGAATTACTAAAACATCAAGATGTAGATACAACAATTGATATATTCTTCGAGCATTTTCAGAGAGAATATCTAACTAATATGCCTCGAATTTTCTTTTCCGAGAATGGAACAGAAGTTAATAAAATCAATCTAATGAAAAACATTAGACAGTTTTATAAGGCACGAGGAACAGAAAAATCTTTTCAACTTCTTTTTAGACTTCTATATAATACAGGTCTCAACATTTATTATCCCTCAAAGGATATGTTGAGAACATCTGATGGTAAATGGGTTCGTACAAAATTAATGCGAGTAAGTGCAATCGCTGGAAATATACTAGATTTAAAGGGCAGAAGAATTGTTGGACAAAGTTCTCAGTCAGAAGTCTATGTAGATACTGTTACTAAGTATCAGATAGGTCCATACACAGTTTACGAATTAATTTTATTCTCTGACACTCTAATTGGAGATTTCTTAAGTAATGAAATAATTGCTGCGGCTGCCACAACAGACGATGAGGAAGTTCCTAATATTCAAGCTCAAATATATCCTATAATTTCTAATATCAGCATTCAATCTATTGGCAGTTTTGTATCAGAAGGAGAAGAGATAACAATCAATGGAAATGGAATAGGAGCTAGAGCAAAAGTAACCAGAATAATTCCACAAATGCTTACTATATCAAATTCAAATGGATCTTTTATTAACAATGAGGTTATTATACAGAGAATAACTGGTAGTGAAACAACAATGTCTTCTGTATCAACTTGGGCTAGATGTACGACAACTGGAAATTTACATATTAAATTTAAAAATCTAGTAGGCTCATTTACAACAAGTACAACAATTTATGGATTAACAAGTCATGCAACTGGTTATATAACACAGATTAGAGGACCAATTGTTGATATTCAGCTGATTGATCCAGGAATTAATTACACAACAGCTATAGGATCAGTATAAGTTATGACTTCTCCAACATATGAACTACTAGCTAATTATAAAAAACAAGGTAATTACAGTACCTTTTCTGTAACGTGCGTAGCCCCGAGTACTACTCCCAATGTTATATTCGTATCGGTTAATACAATATCAGCAAATATACCAAGACCCACCTGGGTAACTTATGGTGGAGTCACATGTACAAGAATTGGAAATACTAGTCTAGGAGGTGTACCAAAAGCTGGTGGTACCGATACATTTTTTCTACAAAGTCCCGGATCTGCAACTAGACAATTAATTGTTCAATTTAGTTCAACAGTTAACAATGCAGTATCGTCTGCACACGTTTTATCTTTCGCGCAGGCTGCCGCATCGAGCACGTATACATCATATGCGGGATATTATAACGGTGGAAGTTCGGTAAGTACGCCCGCTCTGAACACAATTACGATAACCGACAATGCACTCATTTTCGGAAACTGTTTAGTTTGTTCTCGCACATCGGGGGTCAGTCTAACCAATTTAAATGCAACATCAATTTCAAATGTATATCTGGCTGGTCCGGACGGCGAGTCGCTTGGTGCTGTCAGTTTAGTTAAGATTACTCTGCCCAGTGCAACAAACGGACCTCTGTGGTCATACGTAAACGTCGAATCACAAAATTACTGGTGTACAGATGGATTTGTTATTGAATCCGGTCAAAATGACATACGACTACCAGAATATTACGTCGAAGGTATTAATCCTAGAATATTCGGTGGAGGTATAGGATATACACGAACAGAAAAATATGAGAATCCTAACAGCGTAACTCTACCTTCTGGAAAAGCAGTTAGACTTAATACAACTCATCCGATACAAGTCTATTCCGGAAATCCCATTGGAAATTATGTTCAGTTGCCCACTCTCGGACAGAACGGAAGAAGTGATCTGAAATTCAAAAAATTAAGTTTGATAGCTGATGATGACTATCGAGGCGATTTAGATCGAATCTCAGATTTACATCTAGACGGCTTAGATCAAAACACAATGACAATCTGGGGAGACAAAACAATTTCGTGTTGGTCAGACAAAAAAATAAGAAAACTTGAGAATCAATTTTTATATTCAGACGATCTTACCTATTCAACTGGAAGATATGTCGGCGGAGTTACAATCTCAGAAAATCTCATTTCTGCACCAAATGATATAGATTTAGCTGACAAACTAGTAGAAGATTCATCAACTGGAAATCATTATATTGGCAGACGCGATATGACCGTGATTTCTGGTGTACAATATGCATTTTCTGTTTATGCAAAAGCTGCCGAAAGAAATAGATTTCAACTCTCAATGTCTTCCGGTGGTGGCGGTATTCCTGCAAATGTAACTGCTAATTTCGACATTACTCCGGGTACACTTGGACAAGTTACTCTATTGGGATCTAGAACAGACAAAGCAGAAATAGAGCATGTCGGAAATAACTGGTTTAAATGTACAGTCTATGGTACGGCGACATCTGCCAGTTCTGGTGCATTTGCTTATATTCTTCTGATAAATGAAGGATCAACAATCGGATATACAGGAACTACTGGATCTGGAATATATTTCTGGGGTAGACAATATAGAAGATCTCACACACTTGACACATTTGTTTCAGTTACAGATACAAAAGTAACGGCTGGAACTATTCATCACTTTGTACAAAGCACAACAGCGAATAGACCTTATTTAACTAGGGCTGATAATTTAGAGAATCGGCTGGTACAAAGTGAGGACATTAGCACCACATGGGTTGCGGCTAACCTTGCCAGCGTAACGGCAACTAGGATGACCGAGGCGACTGATGTAAATCAAACTCACAGTGTTGCTCAGACCATTCAAACCGTTAAGGGGGCCTCTTATACATTCAGCGCAGATATTAAGGCAGGAACTAGAATATGGGCGCGAATTTCTGGCTACGATGGGACCAGCAGTTTTAGGGCTTACTTTCGAGTTGATGGCAGTCCGGCGATAGGCACAACTGATGCGGGAGTTACTGCAACACAATCTGCAATTCAAGCAGATGGAAGTTATAGATGCTCAATTACTTTTACTGCTAATGCTAGTTCGGCGTCGGCAAACGTAGCGATATTGTTAGCCAGCGCAGACAACACCGTTACTTATAATGGCAACGGAAGCTATATTGATGTGCTTCGCACCCAACTACGCCGCTCCTCCACCTCCAGCACATACCTAGCGACAACTACCTATCCACAATACGCAGGATTTTTGACAAATCCAGACAATGCTGTCGAGAACAGAATACTTTATTCTAATGATATTTCAAAAACAGAATGGATAGCATTTAACACAACCAAATCTGGAACAGGAGTTATACTAGAAAAAAGTTCTGGAGCATCTCTAACTGAACATCATTATGTTTATACATACATGACTGAGCAGACTTATCCAATCACACTATCGCTGGAAGCAAGATCTATCGGTGGAAGAAGAATTGGCGTAGGACATCAAGGAGACATCTGTGTTTTCGATCTTGAAACTAGATCTATTATATCTAGTTTTGGCAGTACAACAATCTATTCTCTCGGTGATGACTGGTCTAAAATCGAGATTCGCAATTTTACTCCTAATCCTGTATCCAGTTCTTTATTAATATATACTATTCATCCCAGCGGCACTACGTGGCAAACACAACAAATATATGCAGCTGATTCAACTAAGGGAGTTGAAGTTAGAAACATTCACGTAAGAGTACCATCTGCATCAGATACATTTGTTTCAACAACAAGTGAACCGATATATGCACATAAATCTCTACCATACTTTCCGAGTTTAGCCACATACTTGGCATCTTCTAATGGGGTTGAGCCAGATTTTTCAAATAATCAGTTCACATTCTTTTCAACGTATAGTTCAGACGGTCCAGCAGATTCTTCAAATGTAAAGTATATTCTCTGGAATGAATGGTTCAACAACAATGGTTATAATTATGCAATAAACACTAATGGAGTATCGTGGTTCAGAACGAATCAATCTGCAACAAATACAGTAAAAATCGGTAGTCTGACAATTTCACCTAATACGATGACTCTTGCATCTATTTGGTCTGACAGTACAGATGGTCAGTGGTACAGAAACGGAACAGCAGATGGTAGTTTAACAACATGTCAAGCATCACTCACTGCAACGGTGGGACCAGTCAGACTGGGACACACATCACAATCTTTTATTGGCTACATAACTGATATTCAAGCGTATAGAAAGAAATTTGACACAAGCGAGTGGACTGTCAAAACTAATTATCTTCGTTCTTCATATTCTATTGTAGATCGTAAAACTTCTCTATCTACAAAACAGATTCAGTTTACAAAAAGTGATGATCTGATAATTACGTTCTTGCCCAAATTTAATATTACATTTGGTCCAATTTCTGATTATCCAGGATATTGGCAAAATAACGATGGCTTCTTGAATACAAACAAATATATTCAAGATAGTGATTATTATCAACAATTCTCATACGAATTAAGAGCTGGTGAATCATTCAATACGTATGAAAAGGTAATGAAAAAACTTTTACATCCAGCCGGATATAAAATGTTTGGTCTGTTTGATGAAGAAATAGTTGTCGATTCTTCTCCAAGTTTAACATCAGAACAATTAAAAGAATCTGCTGGTCTAGTTCTTTGGTTAGACTCGACAGATTTAACTACTCTCACTGTAGCTGGAGATGGAACAATCTCAGAGTGGAGGGATAAGTCATCATATGGACCGGAGAATGTTTTAACATATTCGGAAGACTCTTCGAACTGGGCGACGGCATTTCGAATGTCTACATCAACAACGGGTGATACAACAATTCCCACTGGATATTCTAGTATTAACAAATGTCTAGAAACAATAAGTTTGGGAACACACGGAATTTCATCCGCGGAAACTGGAAAGATAGAGAGTGCAGTTGAATATACAGCTAGTTTAGTATACAAAGCAATTAGTCGAACACAGCCTAGAGTATATCTCTCGAATGGATTTGGTGCTAATGCATACGCGGATTTTGATGTAACAACTAAAACAAGTACAACTGGTTCCAATGCAACATCTTCTAAAATTCAACAATTAGAAAATGACTGGTATTTACTACAAGTCTCAGCAACATCTACTGGATCCCACACGCAAGGTAGAGTGCATGTTTATGCAACACCTATTACTTCTTACACAGGAAGCGTTACATCTGGATTTTATGCGACAGGAATTCAAATCAGAAAAACAATACAATCTCTTTCCGGATATGTAAAAACCACATCTTCTTCTATATACTCTGGCGGTGGACATCACTTTACACAAAGTACAACAGCAAATAGACCTTATCTAACTAGGGCTGATAATTTAGAGAATCGGCTGGTACAGAGTGAGAACTTACAGACTACTTGGACGCCGTATAGAGCTACAGCCACTAGCGCCACTAGAATGGTGGAGGACTCTACAGCGTCATCCGAGCATAGAGTTTCGCAGACAGTAGAAAGCGTAAAGGGTGCGCAGTATGTCGCAACAATTCGCGCCCAAAGCAGTGACCGCTACTTGGCGCTGCGAACGCTTGGAATGACCAGTGATGCAATCAGCTATTTCAATCTGGTTACCGGGGCAGTGGTAAGCAAGGGCGCTGCGCACGACACAGCGACCATAACAGCAGTTGGGGATGGCTCATACGATTGCCAGATTACATTTACAGCGAGCGCATCCAGCACAACGGCGCTGCTACTCCCCCAGATGTCCGCTGACGGATCTTCCCTTACTTATAACGGTAACGGTACAAGCTATATAGATATATTCCGCTCCCACTTCGCCCGCACAGGCAAAGGCTACGTTACCACCACCACCTACCCGCAGTACGCAGGCTTAAACGGGCGGCAAGTGGTGTACTTCCCCGGTGCGGCGTCTTACATGAGCAGGGCGTTTACTGCGGCTCTCGATATTGGGGTGGGGGACAATACGCTACTGGCAGTGGCTAAACTTGATACCGGCGAAGATCCGACTGATTTATTTTACCTGCTCCGCGCACTTAATTCCCCGACCGCAGGATTTCGTTGGTACGTAACCGATCCGACAACCCTCCTTCTTGACCAGTTTGCTACGGCAAACGGAAGCAGTGACGCGATGAATAGCGCCACGACTACGGCACAAGGCGGGACTCTCTTGTTACACGGGTTCACGAAGAGTGGCACAACCGGACAGTTTTATCTAAACGGTGCCGCCTATGGCAATCCCGACACTATTAATAATGCTGCCTCGGCCAGTGGATTGCCGCTGTATCTGGGGGGTATTGGTACGGGCGGCCTTCGCGGCTACCTAAACGAACTAAAGACGTATATAGCAGCAATCGATCCGACAACAGAACACGCAGAACTTTTAACAAAGTGGAATATTTCTTAATAAATAGACACATATGCCAACTATCATCACAAATAATTTAAAGTTACTGGGCGCAGAAAATCTACTTTCAACAATAGATTTGCCAGAAGATACTAACAATCTTTATTTTTTTGTTGGCAAGTCAACAGCTTGGTCAACCACAACAGTACCAACTCCCGTTGATTCCGTAGCACAAGAAAATGATCACTGGGCAAATATGCTATCACTCAAAAGACTGACAGCAAGTGATAATGTAAGACTCTGTATTCCCACAAATCAATGGACAACAAGCACAACATATGCAGCATATGATGATACAACTAATGTGTATGCACCAAGTTTCGTTCTAGCAGATAGAGAGAATTATCGTGTATACAAATGTATTGACAATAACAATAATTCTGCAAGCACAGTAAAGCCGACTGGAACACTAACATCAATCTTTCAGACAGCTGATGGCTATTATTGGAAATACATGTATACTATCAGTTCTGAGGATATCGTTAATTTCTTATCAGCTAATTGGATGCCCATTCAAACACTGAATTCAGATGATTCGGGAGAACACGGCGCACAGTGGTCAATTCAACAATCTTCAATAACAAGTGGCATTGAATATGTAAAGCTTCTTAATGGTGGATCTGGATATACAAAAATTATAAGTTCGACGAATCTCACATTCAATCCCTCCGTCACTATGATATTAACTCCTCCATCTTCGATTACAACAGATAATTATTATACGGGCGGTACTGTCTACATGCACAAGAACGACGGCAGCACAGTACAAGCCAGACTAATCGTATCTTATACAGCATCAACAAATATAGCTACATTAAATGCGAACTGGAGTCCGGCAATAGACTATACTGATGGATGGCAATATAAAGTCTTACCAACAATAGAATTAAATTCAGACGGAGCGAATGCAATTATAGAACCGACTGTTTCAACGACCGGCATTATTACTGGACTAACAATATTCGAAACTGGCACTGGATATCATGTAGCTCAGCCAAGTATTACTGGATGTGGTGGTAGTGGTGCTACAATGTCTGTTAAAATATCACCAAAAGACGGACATGGATTTGATGCAGTTAAAGAAGCGAAAGCACATCATTTAATGTTTTCAACAAAACTTGCATATAATGAACCGGGATTTTTACAAACAAATGACTACCGAAAAATTGGACTTGTGAAAAACGTTTCTGCATATGGCTCTACAACTATAGCAGGATCTTCATATTCAAATTTCATTGCTTACCAAACTATATCGACCACAAGCGAATCGGCTGCATTTGTACAAGATGAACTGTTTACTCAGACTGTACCATCCCAGACAACTGGACTAAGAGCAAAGGGTATAGTAATTGAACATAGTGTAACAAGTCACACATTAAAATTCTATCAAGATGAAACTACAGGATTTACTCCGTTCACAACAACTACAGGAACTCCTACATATGAAATAATCAGTGCAAGTGAAAAAACCGCGACAGTTGGTACTTATAGTGCTCCGACTGTGGAAAAATATAGAGGGAATATTCTCTACGTTGAACAAAGAAGTCCTATTACCAGAGATGGCGAAAACAATGAATCATTCAAAATCATTATAGAATTCTAACTAAATAATCAATATCACGAATGATTAAAAGGTACTAAAAAATATGTCAAGATTCCCGATCAAAAATTCACCTTACTATGATGATTTTGACGAAAGCAAGCATTTTAATCGTGTTTTGTTCAAGCCCGGCGTTGCAGTACAGGCGCGCGAATTAACACAAGCACAAACAATTCTACAGAATCAAATTGAAAGATTCGGACGTAACATTTTCAAAGAAGGATCACTTGTTACTCCAGGACATGTTATGCTTGATTACAATGTTGCTTATGTCAACGTTGTTCAATCAACAGCCGTTAACATGGCTTCTGCAACTGAAATTGAAAATAACTGGATTGGTCAAAAGATTACTTGCACATCCACAACATCAACAAGCAAAGGAGTAACAGCCTTAGTTTTTGATTATGACATACAATCAGAAGATTTACCAGATACAGTGACACTCTTTGTCAAATATCTTAGTGCTAATGACATTGCTGAAACGCCATCTGTTACATGTACACCATCAGCAACAACAAAAACAATCACTATTACAGGAGCAGTCAGTTCAAATACTGCTTATTATTCTAATGGTTATGTAAAATTTACAACCAATTTGGGAGCCAATTCTTATTTCAAACGAGTTACAGACTATAACAACACAAGTAAAATTCTAACTCTAGACTCAAATTGGGACACTCTAGGCATTGATTCTGGCTCATTCTATTTGTATCCATCAAATAATGGTGGAATACAAGCATTCGCAAACTCAGATACTATAAGTGTTCTCGATTCTCCGACTACTACTGCTCACGTTCTATCTTCGAATGGTACAGGAGTAGCTACAATAGCATCAATCAATCAGGGTATTTATTTCACTCACGGTGCTTTCTGTCAGGTAGAAGATCAAACAATCATTGTTGATCCATCAAGCATTACACCGAATTGTAGAATAGGACTAACAATAACTGAATCTGCTGTTACTGCTTCGGAAGATTCAAGTTTATATGACAACTCACTCGGAACAACTAATTCCGCAGCACCGGGCGCTGATAGACTGAAAATTGAACTTACTCTATCAAAGCTTGATCTTGATACAATCGGAACAATAGATGAAGAAGATTTTATTGAATTAATTCGCATTGAAAATGGTATTGTTACAAAGAAAGTTGACAATAGCGCATATTCAGTTATTGCAGATACATTAGCCAGAAGAACATATGATGAATCTGGCGATTACACAGTTAGATACTTTCATATTGAAGTAAAACCATTCTTCGATGAAACTACTGACAGTGGAACAGGTGAAATCAATGATGGTGTTTATGAACTGTCTGATTTTGAATATACAACAGAAGAACAAGCTAGAAGTGTATCACTGACTGTTTTTGAAAGAGTTAATTCAGAAACTAATGAGCCAGAAGCAGCTGCATATCTTGCTGCAAACGGAAAATATAGACCCGGAGCTAATGAAACAGATCTTCTAGCATTAGTTCGAAGTAGAATGGCAATAATTCTCGACCCGGGCAAGGCTTATGTCAAAGGATATGAGATCGAAACGATCAGTAAAACATATCTCAGTATTGCCAGAGCACTGAAATATAGATATGCAAGTTCTACAATTAATTGCAAAATTGGCAACTACGTTAAAGTTAATAACGTATATGGTTCTGTGAATACAGCAAGTTTGCCATCTGTAACATTACACAGTGTTTACAACGCAACAAGAGGAACTGGACCGGGCTCTGCAATTGGCACAGCAAACGCGGCTGCAATGTTCTATGACTCGGGAACAATAGGAACAGAAAATTCAATCTATAAACTTCATCTCTTTAATGTTCAAATGAGTGGAACAAATCTTTTCGAAGATGTGAAGTCAATATCATGTGCTCCGGGTTCAATTACATTCACAGCAGATGTTATGAATGCTGATGATATTGTAATGCCGGGCAGCATGTCTCATATTAGCGGAAGCTTGACTGTAGCTGGAGCAAATACCCTCTGGCTTTCCGATCCAGATCCACTAAAAAGACTTTATGTTGGAGATGTATTAACCTCACTAACAAGATCTAAAACTAGTGATATTATTGTCACGGGCGTTCTTTCCGATACTGTTGCGAGTGTTGTCAGTACAACAGCAGTTTCAAATGCATGTTCTTTTTACAAGAAAGTTGATAATACATATCTAGCAGATTCTCCTGCTACTTACATTTATGAATTGCCACATGTGATTCGCTCATTATCAGATGAGTATGGACATTTACAAAGTGAGTATGTTGCACAAATGCAATTCAGTAATATTTCGATTGATGCTTCTGGTGCTGGATCAACAGCACTCACATCAAATTCTGAATTTACTGATATATCTAATTCCAATTACTTTGGTGTAGTAACTGCTATCACTGGCGGTGGCACATTAGCACTCGGACAAACATTTAGTTCGGATTATCTTTCTCTCAGCAATGAAGGCAAAACACTGAATATTGATTTTGGAACTTCTTTAACATCTGCTACAGTTAACATCTATGCAAATGTTAAGAAGAAAGGATATACGGGATATGGTACTTCTCCCACGCCCGGATCTCAATACAAAACAAAGAGTGTATATAATGCAAGTCTTACGACTGCACTAAATAACAAGTCGGTCGGAACAGTTACATTAAATCGTTGTGATATCAAGCAGATCAATCATATCTACATGTCATCTGCGTTTTCTGTTTCTGCGAACACATCTGATATTGATATCGTGAATCGATATACATTAGATGATGGTCAAAGAGATTCATATTACGGCGTAGGTACAATAACACTCAAGCCCGGAGTTTCTTTTCCAACTGGCTGTTTGTTAATCGATTTTGATTATTATCAACATACTTCAGCTGGTGGCGCAGAGGGATATAATTATCTCTGTGCTAATTCAAATGGATACGCACAGGAATATAGTTCAAAAGAAATTGGTCAAACATACAATCTCAGTGATTGTATAGATTTTAGACCGAGAATGAGTGATGATGGCTCAGGATTTACATCTGGTACACCAACAAGTTTCTGTACAGGAAATTTCGAAACAGTATATTCATATTATTTAAATCGAATTGATAAAGTATATCTTAATCCCGATGGTTCATTTAGAATTGCTAAGGGCGTAGACGATGAGATTCCTCAGCCACCGGATGATCCATCGAATGGCATGGTTCTTTATCAGTTAAATATTGCCGCTAATACATTAAATCCAGAAGATGTTTACGCAGACTATATCGAAAATAAACGATATACAATGCGTGATATAGGGCGAATTGAAAAACGTATTGAAAATATTGAATACTACACAAGTTTAAATCAACTTGAGAATTCTGTTGTCAATATGAAAATAACAGATGCAGAGGGTAATGATAGATATAAGAATGGATTTGTTGCTGAAAATTTTGCAAATGGTTTTAGACTAGCAGATACGGATAATCCAGATCTTAAGTGCTCAATGGAATTTGAGATTGCAGACTGTTCTGCACAATTCTGTCAAAACAACATTAAACTGATAGAAAATGAAGCTGCTAATAGAGAAGCTTCTAATTATCAGATCACGGGAAATTTAGTTACTTTACCATATAGTGAAGTAACAATGATTGATCAGCCACTTGCGAGTCATTCAATCAGTGTTAATCCTTTCAATACAATTTCTTTCTATGGTTATGTCTATCTGACTCCAGACAAAGATGAGTGGAAAGACACGAAAACACTTCCAAAATTAACCGTTGAAGATACTTCTGCATATGACTCGATGGTCTCAAATGTCAATGCTCAAGGAACAATTTATGGCGAATGGCATAAAATTGGAAAGCCAAGAACAGAAACCAAACAGAAAGTAATCAGTGACAAAAGAGAATATGGAAACAATTCTCCAGATTCTCAACACGGCACAAGATGGCCCCATAGACAAGTCAAGAAAGTTAAGGTTACAAAGACAACATCTCAAGATCAAGTCAGAATTAACAAACAGCCTCTCGTTACTGCAATCACAAACTATCAAAGTCTTGGTGATAGAGTTGTTGATGTTTCTTATATTCCTTACATGCGAAGTGTGCAGATTACATTCACAGCAAAGGGACTTAAGCCCGGAGTCAAAGTTACTCCATTCTTTGATGATGTAAATGTTGAAAACTTCTGTTATGGAACTAACTTTATTCCAGATGCATCCGGTCAATTAACTGGCACATTTGTTGTTCCTGGCGAAGCTCTATCTTCTGCTGCTGAGAAATTTGGTCTTCCGACAACATCAAATCCTACAACTGGTCAAACTGTCAGTACTTTAACTGATGCTGAAAAAGCTCTGAGAATCAAAACTGGTATCAGACAATTTGTTTTGACTGATGATCCGAAAAATGGAGCTGCGTGGGAATCTAAAGCACAGGCATCTTTCTTTGCTCAGGGATTACTTGAAACTAAACAAGAAACAATTCTTTCAACAAAAACTGCTCAAGTTAGTTATATTGATGTTGAAGAAAATAGAACTATTGATAAAGTCACGACCGAGACTGTAACTAAAACAACTGCTTGGCAAGATCCTCTCGCAGAAACATTTCTTGTCACAAGAGCGGGCGGAGCATTTTTAACTAGTATAGATCTGTTCTTTGAAGCCAAAGATGAGTATCTACCGGTATCAGTGGAAATTCGAGAATGCGTCAATGGTTATCCGGGACAACGAGTTTTACCTTACAGTAAAGTGTTCCTAAATCCATCTTCTGTTACGACAAGTTCAGATGCTACAGTCGCAACGAATTTTGTATTTGATGCGCCCGTATATGTACAAGAAGGTACAGAATATTGTGTTGTGATTCTCTCGAACAGCGATAAGTATAGAGCATACATTGCTACAATGGGATTAAATCCAGCCACAGGATTGAACTATACCAAGATCGGTACTGATATTCCTATTCAGCAGAATCCATATACAGGTGTATTTTTCAAATCACAAAATGCAAGTACATGGTCAGCTGATCAATATTCAGATTTGAAATTTAAACTGTACTGCGCTGAGTTTGATACTGCTTCGGGAACAGTCGATTTTACAAATGACACAATCGATTCAAGAATACTTGATGTTAATCCAATTCAAACAGCAGATGCATCTGGTAAGATTCGCATACTTCATCCAAATCATGGAATGAGTTATGATCGAATTTCCAGTAGAAATAGCTATGTCACAGTTTCTGGTGTATCAACAACAGTAAACGGAATCAATGCAGCATTCATTAACGGCACACATGCAATTAGAGATGTTGATCTTGATAGTTACACAATTGATCTAGAATCAGAATTCCCAACATTTGTTAGTCTTACTGGAACTATTGGTGCTTCTCCGAGTTTAACTCAGTTAGTTCTGACGAACGGTTTAAATACAAATGATTATTATAACAATAATACAATTGTAATTACATCTGGCAACGGTAAAGGACAAACAAGAGTAATTAGAGACTGGGTAGGCTCAACAACTACAGCAACAATTGATGCTCTAACAACTTCAATTGCTTCTGGCGATTCATTCAAGATGTATCCTTGTTACGCTGGATATGGTGGCGGCGCTAATGTGCAGGTTACTGAGAATTATCAGATGGATGTTATGTATCCAAATGTTGCTCAACTTGTATTACCAGATACAAATATTACATGGAGTGCAAAAACTACATCCGGTAAATCTGTCTCTGGATCAGAACAGCCATATAATCTAAGTGCATTCACAGATATTCTTGTGAATCAAAATAACGTGTTCAATTCACAGCAGATAATTGCATCTGAAGATAATGAAAATAGTGACTCTATGTTTGTCGGTGGTGTTAACACAGAAACAAAATCTCTGTGGCTCAGAGCAAAGCTTTCATCTACAAATGTTAATGTATCGCCGGTTATAGATATGAGTGAACTTAGCATTACTGCTATTGGTCACAGAGTTGATTATCCGACTGAAGCAGTGACATCAGTAACAATGATGGATAAGTTTGAATTAACTGAAATTCCCACATACGGGTATGCAATTGACTCGGATAATATCAGAATAACACTTCCATCTCAGACTACTGGAATGAATACTGGCACATGTTCAGTTGCAAGCGGTACAACAATGACTTTAGCATCTACTGCTTCAAATGTAGATAATGTTTATGTTGGTCTTAATATCTGCGTTTCTATCACAGGATCTGGTAATGGTGGTGTAAAACAGATTGTATCTTATACAGGTTCTTCTAGATCGGCAGTTCTTTCCGGAGCATCTTCTACTGGTGCATATATCATCGGTATTCCAACTTTGAAAGAATCTCTATTCACCAATTTACAATCCGGAGATATTTTAACAGCAGAAAATGCAGTCAATGCTAATCTGAACACTCAGTATATTGTATCAAGCGCAACAATTTCTGGATCTGTTACAACACCTAACGTCAAACAAGTTATTATCAATCTCAAGAATACTCCATCAGCAAGCGAATTAAGTCCTGCAATGGGTCCGATTAGATTGTACAAACTGACTAAGTATTCTCCTGAAATTGCAGCTGCCAATAATAGTGCTCAATCTAGATATATCATGAAAAGATTTGTTCTAGATGAACCATCGACTGCATTAAAGATTTTTGTTGGTGGCAATAGAGTATCTGGTTCAGACATTAAAACTTATTATCGATTGCAAAAAGTCGGCGATAATACTCCATTCGAAAAACAACTCTGGACCGAGGCAACTTTAGATAAAGAAGTTCCTGCATCACCAGATGCTTACACATTCAGAGACTATGAATATACAATAAATAATCTTGACAAATTTATTGCAGTACAAGTGAAGATTGTAATGCTTGGAGATGATACTGCTAATCCTCCGAGACTTAAGGATGTTAGAGTTATAGCACTGGATCTGTAATGCACAGACTTAAAGTAAGAGATCATACAGCACTTGTGCGTGATACGCGCACGGGTGCAATTATAAATACAGACAGTGAAACTAGATTGGCTTATCGAAACAAATTTAAAGTTGCAAAAGAAAAACAGGAGGAAGTACAATCACTGAAAGAACAAGTTGCTGAACTGAAAAAGGACATATCTGAAATTAAAAAGATGCTGTTTTCGATTTCCACAAATTTCACAAGATATTAGCCACATATAAATACTTAATATCAAAAGGAGTAATTAAAGGTGGCAGAAAGTACAAAACAACTTGCATCCGATGTGCTTGATCGAATTGATATGAATACACAAAATATCATATCAATAGTTAGTGACACACACACAACGGTAGAGAAGCACGGTGAAATACTGAACACAATCGCAGAAACACAAAAAAAATATATGGGGGCGATTGCCAAGAATACCAAACATGTTGCAATGAATCTCAGAGAGTACAATAAAAATAATCAAAAAATGGTTTCGTTATTGTCTGGCAAAAAACAAGTTCCTCTCTCGGTCTTTCTGGTAATTCTTGCTTCAATAAGTATTTTTACAATCATGATGTTCGCAGCATTTACTCACTATCAATTAGTTATCGATGAAGGTTCAGCACAAATAACACATAATCAAACGGCGAAATAATGAGTTTACCAACAACAAGAGAATCTTTGAAACAATATTGTCTTCGAGCACTGGGGGAACCAGTTATACAAGTAAATGTTGATGTCAAACAGCTTGAAGATCGTATTGATGAAGCTCTTGAGTATTTCAAAGAATATCATTTTGATGGTGTAGAAAAGCTCTACTACAGTCATGCTATTACAGCAACAGATATTACAAATAAGTATATTGATCTTCCAGATTCGATCATCAGCGTTTCAAACATAATGCGAGTTGGTAACAATGCATACAATATGTTTGACATCAAATATCAGTTTTCTTTGCAGTATACAGCAAATCTGAGAAATCTGGATATGATTACCTATGATATGTTGCAACGACACTTACAGCTGATCGAAGAAATTTTTCAACCAATGCCATTCATTCGATTCAACAGAATTCAAAACAGACTCTATGTTGATACAAATTGGAGTGAAGTCTCTGAGGGTGATTATTATGTTGTGCAATGTCAAGGAGCATTAGATCCCGCGACCTGGCCCGGAGTTTATGGCAACAGGTGGCTTAGAAAATATCTTATTGAGTTGATTCGTCGTCAGTGGGGCGAGAATTTAAGTAAGTTTGACGGCATAGAATTGCCGGGTGGAATTAAATTAGATGGTGGTAAAATAAAAGATCTCGCTGATAGAAACTTAAAAGAACTTGAAGAACAAATTAGACGGGAGTTTCAAGAACCCGTGGACTTCATTGTAGGTTAACATTTTTAATATTTTGAGGTTTTACAATGTTCATTGAAGAAAAACATGTTGTTGCAACAATTGTTTTGTACTTTACAATAGTAAGCGTTCTATTCTTCTAGAAACTATAAATAAGTATAGCATCTTATCTTTAGTTTACAGTAGGACTATACGTGGTATCTTCACCATACTTCAATCATATAAACAGAAAGTCCGAGCAAGATCTAATCGATAGTCTTGTAACAGAAGCAATACAAATCAAAGGACTTGATGTTTACTATATTCCTAGAATTCTTGTCAAAGAAGATTTAATACTCGGCGAAGATGTTCTAAATCGTTTTGAACAAAAATATCAACTGGAGATGTGGGTCAAGACTTATGATGGATTCAAAGGAGAGGGATCTTTCATAAAGAAATTTGGACTTGAGATTCGAGATCAGGCAACAATCGTGATGTCAGTTACAAGATTCAACACAGTTCTCGGCGATGACTATGAGCGACCGAGAGAGGGCGATTTAATATTCTTCCCTCTTACCAATACACTATTTGAAATCAAATACGTAACAAAAGAAACTCCTTTCTATCAATTGGGCAGATGTTCTATGTTTGAATGTACTATAGAACTATTTGAATATACACATCAAGAATTTAATACTGGAGTTCCCGAAATTGACAGTCTCGAAGAAGAGAATACATATGTTGTTAGAATGAACATGAGAGGAGGTGCTGGATTAAACTACACAGTCGGTGAATATGTCTATCAGGGATCTTCTCTTGCAGAAGCAACATCATCGGGCACAGTTGTATCGTATGATTCAATTAATAAAATATTGATTCTGAAAAATATAGTCGGCACATTCGCTACTGCAACAAATATTATCGGTGACACAAGCGGCGCTAATGCACAACTGTATTCATACGATGATAATGAATTTCCCAACGATCCGGCTGCCAATAATAAAGAAATTCACGATAATTCCGAATCTGGTGATACTGAAGTCTTCAACACAAATAATCCTTTTGGAGAAGCATAAGTGTTAACCAACGATCATTTTTATCATCGAACTTTGTATAAACTTGTCAATGCAATCGGCAGTTTATTTGATGACATCTATATAACCAGAACAAATTCCAGCAATCAGGAAGTACAGAGAATAAAAGTTCCTATCACATATGGACCAAAAGAGAAATGGTTAGTCAGACTGCAACAAGATCCAGAACTTCTTAAAGAGAAATCAATAATACTACCGAGAATGGGATTTGAGATGACCACTGTTAATCCAGATCCAGAAAGACAGTTTAATAAAACACATCGAAGAACATTTCAATCTAGCGTCACAACTAGATACTATCAATACAATCCAACACCATGGAACGTACATTTTACTTTATTTGTTCTTACAAAAACAGTCGAGGATGGTAATCAAATAGTAGAACAAATATTACCATTCTTTCACAGAGCATGGACAGTAACAATTAATGCTATTCCGGAAATGAATCTAAAAGATGATGTTCCGATTATTCTCGATTCAATCACACAAGAAGATACATATGATGGTGGATTCGAACAGCGTAGAGTTGTCACTTGGAATTTGAACTTCATTTCTAGAATTAATTTCTATGGACCAATAACAGATCAAAGCATCATTCGCAAAGTTATGGTCGATTTTCATATTCCGCCCGGTGCTACACCAATAACTTCTGAAGAAATACAAAGTACACCTAGAATAGCAAGAGTACAAGTTGAACCCGATCCAATAGATGCTGAACCAGAAGATGACTACGGATATACTGAAACTCTTACTGAATATGA